TTTTCGATAAAGTTTTGCGTAGTTGGTGCGGTCCAAATGACGTTGTTGCCCAAATAAGGAAAAACTGCATTTAGGTAAGTAGAATCTTTTTGGTTAAAACCCAGTGCGGCTTTAATTCTATCTATGTAATTCATTCCGTTTGCTTTTTTTGTAAAAATAGGGTAATAAAATAAAAAAATGATGCCATATTCTAAACGTGCCAAAAATCTTGGCTTGAAAGCATTAATTCTGTAAATCCCCAAACCATTGCATCGACTCGGTCAGGTGATTTGCCTTTGTCAGGTTCAAAGCTAATCATTTGATTTTCTAGCAATGGAAAACTTCCAACGTGGAAAATTTTGTGTTGCTCATAAAGTGAATAAATAGGCTCCGCCCTTACAAACTTTCCTTTGGTAGCGGTTACAAGTTTTATTCTTGCAGTCGCATTTTGCGACCTTAAAACATTCTCAACCATATCTCCGCCTTGGTTTTTTTCTGCAACTACACAATCAGCATTCCAATTTTTAAATGCTTGCAATGCAACTGTTGCCCATTCCGTTGGTGAATATTTACCGCTAAGGTCTTCGAGTACATATCCTTTGCCGTTGGCATCTTTGCCGCAAACAATTATACCAGTCTCATCGCTCGCCATTGATGCGGTGGTTGCTGGGTCAATAGCAATTACAATACGAGACAATTCAGGCTTTGCCGTTATTCTTGCTCTATCAATAATTGGTCGATTCCAAAGCAATCCCTCTGCATCTTCTAGCCATTTGCCTAAAAATAAATGCTCGTAACGGTGGAGGTTTTCTTGCTCAACTCGTTTAGCTTGGTCAATAAATGAGTGGCTTAAATTCTGCTCGTTGTCTAGGTACGTGGTATGAATGTAACTGGTATCGTTGCGAGAATGCTTTACAAATCTGTTATAAATCCAATGAGATTTGTAACTAGGATTCATTACCAAAATAACTCTGTTTGGCTTGTTTACGGCACGAATTGAAAGGTCTATTCGGTCAAATACATCCTCATCCATTAACTCCTCAGATTCATCAAGAATAAAAGTCGTAACGCCAGCAATTGATTTTAAGTTAGCCGTTGCGGTCCCTTGGCTTGTCTTTATGCCTCGAAACAAAATCTTTGAGCCAGTTTGCTTGTTTATGATCTCGCTTTGGGTAATTTCAAAATCGTCCGCCTTGTTCATCAATTCTATTTTGTCGATAAACTCAGGAATTATTGAAATAAAAGCACTTGTTAACGTCCAACGGGTAAAGAGGATAACGTGGCCCTCCTCGTAAGTTAGGTTTAACAGAAACATTGACAAGGTCCACGACTTGCCCGAACCACGACCGCCAGTAATAAGGTAATAACGCGTTTTAGGCGTCTCTAAAAAAAGCGGTTTGTATTTATCTATTATTCGGATGCTATCCACTCAATTGGTGGCGTGATTTTGTCGCCTTTAGTTGTATGATCGTGGTCAAATTTATCGCGCTGGCCTAGCCTTTGTTTACCTAGCCAAATAAGCATACCTCGGTCTTTATCTTTTAAAGCTGCCTCATATTGCTTTGCAAGTAACAACGCATCGCCCTTGCTCCTATTTTGCCGTAAAAACTCGGTAAAACCCATTGCGAGATCATCCTTGCAGCGGTTGTAAAACGTCTCCTCGTCAATGCCTAAATAAGCAGCGCATTGGACTCCTGTGCATCCAGCTTGGACGAGTCGTCCCATTTCTATCCAGTCGATTGGTGATTTTGGTCGTGCCATATTACAAAGTTACTCCGTTTTTCTTAATGACTAAAGCTGGGTCTAATTTACGCATCCTGTCGACAATGACTTGGCAATACTTTGGGTCTAATTCCATGCCATAGCACTTGCGCTTAAGTTGATGCGCTGCTACCATTGTGGTCCCAGTACCGCAAAATAAATCTAAAATTGATTTTGATAAATCCATTTTTTCAATAATCCAAGATGGAAATGAAATTGGAAATGTTGCTTTATGAATTTGTGCATATTCATTACCACTTGCGTTTTCTGTTTCAATAACATTGGGAAATTTGCCTTGCCAACTTGCTGGAAATGACCTACCTTTTGATTGAAAAGAAAAAACAAAAACATATTCCCATTTGCATCCAAAAGTTCCTTTATTAATATGTGGTGGGTATTGTTTTTTATTCCAAATTAAAACATCTTTAATTTGTTCTTTTAATTGATATTGATAATCAATTAATGCGTGTTTATTACTTTCTAAAAGTTGCAAATTTACAAATGAATATGTTGAATTATTTAAAGTATTTATTGTAAAATCATATAAAAATTTTATATAATCATCATTTGTTTTGTCATCATTATCGTTTTCATAAAAGTTTCCACGCACATTTTTACCAGCATTATAAGGAGGACTAGTAAATGAAATATCTGCTTTTTCTCCATTCATCAACTTTGCAACTGTATCAGAACAAGTACTATCCCCACAAAGCAAACGGTGGTCTCCAATCTCAAATAAATCGCCAAGTACAATATCTGTCTCAACTTGGTCTGGCATTTCGTAATCATCCTCCTCAGCACTTAACTCTTCTTTAACTTCAAAGTCAGGAATATCCAAACCCCACTCTTCTAATTTATCCGCATCCCATTCGTTAGCTAATTGCTCCCAGTCCCATTCACCAAAGCCAACGTTGTCTTTAATTATAAATTGTCTTTGCTCCTCCTCCGTTAACTCGTCTGCAAAAATGATTGGGATTTCTTTTAAACCCGCTTCTTTGCAAGCCTTTAGCCTCATGTTACCACCTAGTACAATCATGTCCGCGTTAACAACAATAGGTCTAATTTCCAGCATTTTTGGAAACTCTTTAATTGACGTTACCAGATTTGCAAACTTATCATCCTTAATTAACCTTGGGTTATTAGGATTCATTTTTACTTCAGAAATTTTTACTTTTTGCGTTTTCATATTTTATCAAATACCATTATTGTGTACCCAAACCAAGACGCATTTGTTGCGGCCTTTCTAATTTTTTCGCTATCGTTAAAATTAAATTTAAAGCCGCGATCCTCAACTTGGCGAATTATATAGTTGTTATTTCTGCAATTAACGTGTCCGCTCCCGCCTTGGCCTTCAATTGCCCAGCTAATAACCAAATGCTTTTTGGCGTGCTTACAAATGTTGTCAATAAATTGGTCCTCAAATTCCGCTGGGATATGCTCGCCAACCTCTAAAGACAAAACAACATCAAATTTTTTACCCAAATAAAATTGTTTAGATAGGTCCAGCACCTTTGCAATTCCACCGCTTAGGGTTTCGGTATTTGGGTTTCCATCGTATGCCTCCACCTTGTAACCATCCGCTTTAAAAGCCTTTGCATAGTCACCTAAACCACAACCAAAGTCGACAACTGTCTTGGCTTGTTTATCTGCTAAATACTGCGACAATGCCGCGCAAATGCTGCGGTCGTGAATGTGTCCTGTTTCGTCTGTTGTCTCCCAAAATCCTAAGTCGTTGATCTGCATTTTTATTTTTTTTTTAAAGTTAGAAAAAAAACCTTGACTGATTAGCCAAGGCTTTTAACAAACATAAACCCAAAATAACTACATTAATAATATTGTTTGGCCAGTTGGCTCACCTACAAAATTGCAGAGTTTGCCGTTCCACTCAAAGCGAACTTCTTTCTCTCGGCCCTGGTAAGCGGCTGCCAATGTCCTGATTTGACGCTGGACAAGTTCAATGCACTCAAATTTCCCCTTGCCTTTGTTTGACCAAGGCGACCAGTTGCCGTCTCTTAATCGGTAACGAATCTCCAAGGAATAGTCAGGCTTTGTGATTGGGTAACCTTTAGCCATCTTTTCGCTTTATAATTACTTCCAAACCAATCTCGTCGCATATCTTTCGCAAGTTAAAAAGGCTAATTGACTCCAAGCCGTTTTCGACGTGGTTAATTGGCGCGTGACTCAATCCAATTTTCTTGCACAAATCCAATTGGTTGTAACCAGCGGCTTTGCGTGCTTTCTTAATTAGTAAACCCTCGTAAATGCTCATTGTTTTAATCTTTACGCAAATATAAGGTTGCGATTTAAATCCAAGTTATAAAGGTGATTTTTGTTAGAATGGCAAAAGCGGATAAATCCCCATTTGTATAAATTCCTCGCCTTTCTTTACAATACATTTGCGAACGTTTAACTCGAAAACTTTAGAATCGTTAAAGCCGTATTTTTTCTGCGCAATGTCCATTAACAACTTAATTGGGTTGTCCAAGTCGCTTGCCTGGTTGCTAAAACCAAAAAAAAACTCAACTCTTAACATTTGGTTTGGATCAATCTTTTTTGGCGGCATTTGCACAAGCATTGCCTTTTCGTATTCTTTGTAGATAGGCGTTTTAAAACGTTTCCCTTGCCAAGCCAAATTAACGCTTAAAGGCTTTTCGTTTATCTTAAAAACAATCATTTACAACGCTCGTAAATCCAAGACCAAGCCAACGTCCACAATGCCAGCAAAACTATAAAAAGCAAAAGGCTGGCAATTTTTAGCAGCGTTAGCAAGCAAATGCCTACTAACGCCACAAAGATTGCGTATAAATCGTTTTTTTTCATTTAAAAAGGCAAATTATTATCTTCAGGAAAAGAAACAAATATTTTTTCTCCATCGTGTTTTAATCTCATTTTTTCTTTTTCACCAACTTTTAAAGTATAGTCAGTTTTTTCTTTATTTGCCACTTGTACGGCATCCTTTTGCCAAACTTCCAAATAATGAGTTGCCTTGCCCTTTACCTTTTCAGGCTTTTCTTTTACCGATGAATTGACCCATTCACAATCATTGTCGTTTAGGTATTTTAAAAGAGTTTCTAAGTCTTTTCTTGACTGGCTAATTGTCCACAAATCGCCATACTTTGTTGTAATAATCTTTGCGTTACCGCCGTAAATTTTTGA